CACTAGTAATCCACAGTTAATCGCTGTGTCCAACGGAATGCCCCGACAATTGCAAACCAACGGAAGCCCGCGCGTTAAGCGCACACGCGGCAATGCCGCGCAGACGGCTGCTCCTAAAGAGCCGTCTTTGAGTGTCACCCCTTCGGGGTTGCCGCTAAGCCTGCCCCCGGTTAGGGGGCAAACTGGCAAGCGCCGGAAGCGTACTCACACGCGCCGACGCAAGCGTGCACCGCCATCCTTGAATCAGATGGCGGAGAACATGCGCCGAGCTTTACCCCGCGCTTCACAAAGCGCAATCTCCATTGATGCACTTGTGCGTTTATTGGGTGATCATGGGGAAAAGCCGCCGCTAGCGGAACAACACATCGTTGCCGCGCCCACACGCACGGCCGCAAAGGAAACCGACCACTCCCAGGAGGTCGGTGTTGCGGTCTTGAAAACCAGTAGACCAGTGTTTTGGCGAACTACACTGGCAAACGGGGTGCCGTATGCCCCCGTTAATACCCCAGCCGTGTACGATGACATGGCTGCTGTTCGCGCGTTCCTGTGGTTGGAACGTCGCGTTGGGCTGGTCATGCCGGATGTTGTCTGTGAAACGGACATTTCCCGAATTGAAAGAACCATGCCCACCTTGCGCGCTCACAAGCGCGCGCGGTTTGAGAACATTTGCACGGCTTACGCCGAGCAGCTTCGTCGGGAGGCTGAAGACAAATGTATCGCCGATGCAATCGCAGCGAACGCGATTGTTCCCGCCACAGCCCCAGTGGTCACGTGCGTAGTTCAACAGAAGCAAACGGAGGAGGTCGAAGCGACCGCTCCAACCTTCGAGCTTGCATGTGATTCTCGGTTGGTGGTTTACGCGAGTGAAATCGGTAAGCCGACCTCCGTCTTTACGGCAGTGGATCTGGTAGACAAAAATCTGCCAAAGTATAACGACACGAACGATGCCTGGTGGACGCTCCTAGAGACTGTCCCGCGCGCAGTGTTCAGTTTGGTGTGCCCGCACAAATACGAGCGAGCAGTCATGAGGAACAAAGTACTGGACAAGGTTACCGAAGCAATGCGGTTTTCATACCCCTTATCCACTCTAGCCCCTTTGACTGACCTTGCGGACTTTGTGGAGCTGGTCACGCGTTACACCTTTCGAAAGGGCGACGCGCGACCCGCCCATACATTGATGATTGTCCCTGTGATGATCGCGGGTATCGTGCAATGGTTGAATAGCGTCTTAGGACCTATGATACGCACGAACGCCAATAACGAACGCGTAAATCGTACCGTCCTTAAAGCGCTTAACGACGCGAATTTCCGACCGTCTGAAACATCACACATGATCCCTTGGATCAATTTGGTGTACTTCATCGACAACAGTGAGACTGCCGTCGCGCTCTGCCACCTGCAAGCCCCATCTTGGGCGTCTGCCTGCTTCGGCCGCAACATTCCGCGGTTGTCGCAGTTGGTGGCGGACAAAAAATGCTAGGGACGCCCTGTCGTGGTGTATGGGACACCGGCAATTGTTAACCCCGTTCTTCTTGAATGGGCGCAACAACAGCCGGGCGTGACTTTGTGCATACACCGAAACGGGCAAACCACCAAACCCCGGCGATTTATCGTTATCAATGGGGTTGGCCTAGATCACAAACTAGGTGTTTACAACAACGACATCAACGCGGTGGCGCGCGCGCTCATTGAGCGATCCGTTTTATGTGAGTATGAAACGGGCTTTAGCGTGCCGCTGCGTCCGGAGCCCGGGTTTTATTACGACCCGGTGATGCAGACCTTTGCGCGCTCTATACGTGCGAAGGTGCGCGGCCGTAGAAGATCACTGCGTGCGGTGGTTGAGATGTATTATGGTGCAAAGAAGCAATTGTACGCGAATGCGTGTGCCGATATGGAGGCTCGGAGCCTGTTGCCCGCTGATGCAACGCTCAAGGCGTTTGCCAAGTTTGAGAAACAGGACATCACCAAAGCCCCCAGAATCATCAACCCCCGTAGTGTCCACTACAACCTGCTGCTCGCATCCTTTTTGAAACGCATTGAAAAGCGAATCTATAAGGCAATGAATGCGATTTTTGGCGGTCGAACGAGAGCGACCGTCATTAAAGGGTTCAACGCGCGCCAGAGCGCGGAAATCCTGCACCAGAAATGGTCCCAATTCAAGAAACCGGTCGCGGTTGGTCTTGATGCCAAGAAATTTGACCTCCATGTGAGCATCGCTGCCCTGCTATATGAGCACGGGATATATCTATCGCTTTTCCCTGGCGAAGCTGATGTTGCCTTGTTAACGCTGCTGTTGAAAGCGCAGCTAAAGAACCGAGGCGTTGCACACACTGCAGATGGCAAAATCAAATTTTCTATGCTTGGAACGCGGTGTTCCGGTGACATTAACACGTCGCTAGGAAACTGCATTTTGATGTGTTCACTATTGTTCACTCTCGCCGTGCGGCTCGGAATTAAAATCGAGCTAGCCAATAACGGCGATGACTGCATGGTGTTCATGGAGGAGTCGGACTTGGCGGTCTTTATGCCAGCCGTCGATGCGTTTTTTGCGTCGGCTGGATTTAAGATGACTGTCGAGGAACCCGTTCGCGTCTTTGAGCGCGTGGAGTTCTGCCAAACCCGTCCTGTCGAATTGAACGATGGGTGGGTCATGGTGCGTAACCACGACACCGTGCTGCGCAAGGACCCCATGTGTATGTTGCCAATCACCAACCATAAAGGCCTCCAGAAATGGATGGGCGCTGTTGGCGAATGTGGCCTCAGTTTGACACAGGGCGTTCCGGTACAATCCTCCTTATATCGTGCGTTCGTGCGTTGTGGACTGAAACCCAGTGCTGGGTTAGTTCGCACCCTGGTCCGTAATACGGCCTATAACGAGCGCAAGTTCCATGCTTTGCCCACAGAAATCACCGCGTTAGCGCGGGTTAGTTACTGTGAGGCGTTTGGCATAACTCCGGACTGGCAAATCGCACTTGAAAAGTTTTACGACTCCATGGTGCTTGAGCAGCTGGACACCGGGGCGGTTGGGCGTGATATGTTGGTAATCCAGCCAGGGATAAGTTTAAATGCCGAAACAATCACGAAAACCGAAAACGAAGGCGGGCAAAATGGCCCGCCAGCCGCGCAAAGCGCAAACCCAGAAAACGCCCGGAATTATGGGCAACCTCATCCGCCAACTCGGATCGTTGGCGGGGGGGTCTCTCGGCACCATTGTCGGGATGCCAGTAACCGGAGCGAGCACCGGCCACTCTTTAGGAGCCTCCTTGAGCAAGTGGCTTGGAGCTGGGGACTATCAAGTGTCCTCAAACAGTCTCGTTACCAAAGCGAGCACCGGCGTGCCGATGATGCACAACACCGGCCAGTCGATCACTATTCGACACCGGGAATTAGTTACACAAGTCAATGGACAATCTTCATTCGTGGTCCAAACCGGATTGCCTTTGAATCCAGGCTTTAGTTCTACATTTCCGTGGCTGAGCACCGTCGCCGCCAGTTTCCAGGAGTACGAATTTAAGGGGTTAGTGTTTCACTATATCCCGACCAGTGGCTCTATTGTGAGCGGTACGAACCCTGCATTGGGTTCTGTTATGCTCCAGACCACATACCGTGCGTCTGATGTTGCCCCGACCTCTAAAGTAGCAATGCTTAATGAGTATTGGGCCGGCGAGGTGGTCCCCTCGGATGCGCTTGCGCACCCGATTGAGTGTGACCCCAAGGAAAACCCCTTTAACGTCAAGTACGTGCGAAATGGTTCTGTCCCCGTGGGTGACAGCATCCTCTTGTATGATGTGGGTACAACCTATCTTGCCACCAGTGGGCTACAATCCGCGACGCCTGTCCCCGTGGGTGATCTTTGGGTCACTTATGAGGTGGTGTTGCGCAAGCCCATTTTAACATCAAACACGACCTTCGGGTCATACGCAGCCGCAGAATTTGGTTCGTCCGCAAGCTCGAACTTGTTCTCCGGCCTTGTTGGAACGGCCGGTTCCCTGCCCGTCACCTTTGCTGCCAGCAATGTTGTCAACATCGGCACCGGTGCTTCAGGCCTGTTCCAAATTACGGTTTCTATTTTCAATCTCCCAACAAACAACTTCCTCGTCAGCGGTGGCTTTGCAACCCTGCTGACTTCTGGGCCGACTAACGCTACCCTCGTCGTACCGTTTGGCACTATTCCCGCAATCTACAGTACCAACTGCAATGCGGGCTCTGGTGTCAACCAAATGACCACTACATTTTATGTGTACAAGTCCGACGCAACTCTCATTTCCTCAATGCAGATTCCGCTACCTACCTTCACAGGGACGTATACAAACTGTTCTATCACTGTTTCGCAGTGGCGCTAGACTTGCTTGGCCGCAAGCTACCGTGCCTGGGCATAGAACGACGGAAACTTCACAACCCCAATCACAAGTCCGATTGGCCTACCAGGAATAGGCAAGCTCTAGGGGAGCAAAAATAAGTGCAGATAGAAACTGCCGAAACAAACTAATAAAACTACCGTTGATCACGGTTTATAAAAATATCTCTGCTGAATTGATCACAGTGGGG